GGGAGGGGGACCGCCGCGCAGCGGTGGTGGAGGGGCGCGCAGGGCGAAGCCCGAGCAGAAGCACCGGGCGCTCTAGCAGCCCTCATCTCCCCGTAGCCCTCATCCTGAGCCTGTCGAAGGACGAGGGCGGCCCCGCCGCTTAGCCCGCCCCCTCGCCCGCACTCTACCCCTCCGGCTCCGGCTCCCGCGCCGCCGCGGCCGGCGCCTTTCGCCGCCGCAGATTCGCCCTGAGCGCGCTCGCCAGCCGCGCCTCGCGCGCGCTGGGCGCCGGCTTCGCCGCCTTCGGGTCCTCGGCCATCCCGTTTCGATGCAAAGACGCCGTGCGCGCGTCAAGCATCGACGCCATCGTCCGCCCGGCATAGCCTGGGGTGCTCGACCGTGGCATCCTCACGCCATGAAGCTGCCCCGCTATGGCTGGTTCTGGGCCGAGGTCGTGGCATGCGTGTACTTCGGTACGCGTGTCGCTCTGACGTTCGGCGACGACCTGAGCGACAGGGGCACGCTGCTCCGCCTTGCTCTGCACGCTCTGCTCTGCGCCATCTTTGCGCGCTCCGTCGTGCGACGGCTGCGGAAGCACAACGCCGAAAGGGATCACGCCGAGAGAAGCGCCCCGCCCACGTGATCGGCGCAGCCGCGCCCGCGCCCAGGGTCGCCACCGGCGAGGTTGAGGATACGCCCGATGACCCGTCCAGGTGCATGGGGCCGTCCCGTGTTCCAGGCCCAGGAATCGGACTGGGACATACCGACCGCCCGCCGCCCCTTCCCCCGCCCGCGCACGTCCGCTATAGGCCCGCCCCTGTTGCCGCCGTAGCTCAGTGGTAGAGCGCATCCTTGGTAAGGCTGAGGTCGGGAGTTCAATCCTCCCCGGCGGCACCAGCCCTCTCTTACATTTCAACGGGTGAGCAGGGAGACCGCATCCCACGCCCCACCTCTGCGACCGTGAACGCCCGGCGAACGCTCGTGAGTCGTTCCGATGTGGCCGAGCGGCGGCCCGTTCCTAGTCCCGCGGCCGCATCACCAGCCAGGGCGTCGGCGAGACCCGCCATTCCCAGACGACCAGGAGGCGGTCCAGGTGGCCCAATTCCGAGAACCACGCCGGCAGCGGCGTCGCCTTGGGCCCCTCGGTGATGTGCTCGACGTCGTGAGTGGGGCTGAACCTGCTCGTGAGGCGTTCGATCACGCCGGGGCGCTCATGCTCGTGCGTCTCCACGATCACCGTCATGGCGCGCAGGGCCGGAAAGGCGTCGGGGTCCAGCAGCTCGTTCTCCGCGCCCTCCGCGTCGATGAAGACCAGCGTGCGGCGCTCGGCGAAGCGGGCGAAGTCCGCCCCCTCGAACAGCCCCCGCACCTGGACGCGCTCCGCCACCCCATTCTCGCGGGCCAGGTCCGCACAGGCCTCCCTGGCCTTGGGGTCCACATCGTAGGCGTGGACCTCAACCTCGGGCAGGAGCCGCGCCAGCCCCACGGCGTAGAAGCCCTCGGCGCAGCCGATGTCGATCACCGCCTCCAGGCCGCTTCCGACCAGGCCCAGAATGGTCGGGTGAAGCTCGGACTCGTAGGAGCCCAGCAGGCGCGGGGCGAGAGCGCCCGCGGTCGCGTAGCGCCGGTAGGTCATCCCGGCGAAAGGCCCGTTCAGGACCACGGGGCCCTCCCGCTCGAGGAGGGTGTTGGCGATCAGGTTGGACCGCCACCTCGCCATGAGCTGCAGCGCGTGGGTGAGGTGCGCCCCCACGCTGGGATAGCGCCCCCGCTTCTGGACGGCCTGCTCCAGGGCGCCGGCGTAGTGATCGTTCAGGCGCATCTTCGTGCCGCCGGCGGTCGCGCCGCGGGCGCCGGGGCTGACGGCCCTCCGGCCTCATCTCGCGAGCTGTGCCCTTCGGCGCAATCCAGGTCCATGACAGGGGAATAGTGAACCCTGGCGCCCGTCGCCAGCCGAGCGGCGCGCGTCCGCCTATTCCGGCAGCCAGTCCAGCAGGCCCCAGCTTGGCCAGCCACATGAGGCTGAGCTGGATCTCGTGGGCGCGCCCGGGGAAGTGCGCCAGGACCTCGGCGGGCGTGCGCGCTTCGCCCTGCCCGACCAGCTCCAGGATGCGGCGGAGCTCGGCCGGGCTGGCGCGCCACATCGCCCCGAAGGTGTCCAGCTTGACGGTGAGCGCGCGCTGGAGGTCCGGCTCGCCCACGCCTTCGCGCACCCGCAGCTGCGTGGAGCGCGACATCACCTGGGAGGCGAAGCCCGCGAAGTCGCGGTAGGGATCGCCCTTCACCGGGTTGCCCAGCGGTCTCGGCGGCGCGGGCGGGGCCGCGGCCCGGATCGCCGCCAGCTCGTCCAGCAGCGCCTGGATCCGGCCCACCACCACCGGCCAGTCGAAGGTCTCGGCCACGCGGCGGCGGCCCGCGGCGCCCATCCGCTTGCGGAGCTCAGGGGAGGCGATCAGCTTCCGCAGCGCTCCGGCGGCCCGGCCGACGTTCACCGCCGTGTGCTGGGCCACATAGGCGGCGTAGGCCTGGTAGCTGTCGATGACGAGGCTGTGGCGGCCCGCGAAGACGCGTCCGGGCCCGCCCGGCGCCCCGCCCAGCGTGGGCGCCAGAAACCCCTCCTGCCCGTCCCGGACGGTGTAGCGGTAGCCGTCCCAGTCGCTGACGACCACGGGCAGCCCCGCGGCCATGGCCTCCAGCGGGGTGATCCCGAAGGTCTCCTGGATGTTGTCCACCAGCGACAGGAAGATGTCGGCCGCGGCCCACAGCCGCCCCAGGCGTTCGCGGTCGTTGCCGTCGAGGAAATGCACGACGGCCGAAGGCGCATAGGCCCGGGCCGCCTCTTCGAAGCGCGCGCGGTCGGCCGGGTCGGGGAACCAGCCCGCCAGGACGAAATGGACGCGCCGGCCGGGCGCGTCCTCCGCCGCGCCTCGGGCGGCCTCCTCCACCGCCCGAAACATCGGCTGGGGGAAGGCCTTCTCGAAGAAGGACAGCCGGCCCACCCACAGCACCAGGGCGTCGTCGGCCCGATCCCCAGCGCCCTGCGCTCGGCCGCGCGGACCTCGGGGCGGTCGGCCACCGCCTGGAGCCGGAGAGCTTCACGCCCAGCGGGATCAGGGGCAGCTGCGGGCGGGTGCGCTCCGCCCCGCCGAAACGGCCCGACAGATAGTCCGCCCATTCGTCGAACATCTGGGTGAGCGCGGTCTGGACCGCCGGCGAGGTGCAGATCAGCGCGTCCCATGGCTGAAGGGGCGCCACGGCGTGCATGGCCACGCGTTCGCGCAGGGCCGGAGGGGCCACGGTGTGGATCATGCCTACCAGGCTGAAGGCGGCGTCCCCCAGGGTGGATCGGCGGAGCCACGCCAGGTCGGTCAGGTCGGCCTTGCCGCGCAGGAGCGTTCCGGCCTCGGCGGCCGTGCGCTGGTCCATGATGTCGCCCGCGACCAGCCGGGTTTTCGAGGGCGTGGCCGCCCAGCAGTCCCGCGGCGAGATCCTCGCTCCGGATCGGCTTGTGCGTAAGCACGTCCAGCCGCTCGAAGCCGCCGTGCCGGGCCAGCGCCTGGATCAGGTCGAGGTTGGCCACGTCCTTTCCGAACGGGTTCCGCCCGACCCCGGTCGCGCCGCCAGGATGGTAGATCGCAAGCCGTGACGCCACGAGGCCCCGAGGTCGACCGAAGGCGTGCTCGATAGACCTGGGCCTCGGGCGGCAAAGAGCCGTGCGCCCCCGAGTCCAGCCGGTTCGGCGACGGGATGCGCGCCTTTAGCGGCTCCGGGGCGTCGGCGATCGCCGGTCGCGCTGCGACCGCCGGGGCCTAATAGCCGAACCGTTTCAGGTAGCCGTAATGCGAGAGCGGGAACTCCCAGGGCGGCTGCGGCGGGGGCGAGCTCACCTGGGAAAGGCTCCATCTGTTTTCGGCCCCGCAGGGAGGGCGACGAAGTTGACGTCGCCCCTGGTCTTCCTCGGGGGCCAAGCCGCAGGTTTGCGGTGAGCCACGCTGGCGAACGGCGTCCAGAACCAGTGCAGCGTGTAATCGGCGTCGGCCATGGTCTTCATCGCGGCGAACACGGCCTCGGGCGTTTTCGTCGCCGGCCTCGATGAGCCAGACCGGCCGCACCGTCTCGATGAGGCGTGACGCGCCCTTCAGGACCTCGCTCTCGAAGCCCTCCACATCGAGCTTGACGAACAGGGTGTCGTCGGGCGCCACCTCGTCCAGGGTGCACATGCGGACCGCCTCTGTCGGCAGATCGGCGTTCAGGTGCATGCCCAGCGTGCCGAAGTTGGTGGTGGTCGCCAGGGAGGAACTGGGAAACTCGGCCAGACCCCGCTCCGCGCCCGCCGCGGCGTGCAGAACCTCGACGTTGTACAGCTGGTTGTTCAGGGCGTTGGCCGCGAGCACGCCGGCCAGGCCCCGGTGCGCTTCGATGGCTATGACCTTGGTGCGACGTCCGGCGGCGGCCACGGGCAGCGCGATCGCGCCGATATTCGCCCCCACGTCGACGTAGGCGCCCGGAGCCGCCGCCCCGCGAAGGTGGTCGACGACGAACTCCACCTCAGGCCGGGCGAACTCGCCGTAGGTTCGGAGAGACTCGCCGACCGCGGTGTCCCCTTCCGGGAAGAGGAAGGTGAGGTTGTAGGCTCGGGTGATGTCCAGCACGCGCCTTCTATACGCAAGGCCGACCCCGTCCGAAACCGGCAGGCGACGGCGCCTCGCGCGGGCCCGCCCGTTCGCATCACCGACGCCGGCGCCCGGCCGGGTCACCCCCTCCGGCGCCCGGCCGCCGCGGGCCTCAGTCGAGCCAGTTCGGCAGGGGGATGCGGCGCCGATCCTTCGCAGGCTCCGGCGCGTCCTCCTCGATGGCCGCGGGGCTGACCGCGGGGCTCGAGGACTGCACCGGCTGCGGGCCCGGCACGGCGATCACCGGCGTCAGCACCTTGCCGCCGACCGAGGTGGCCACGCCCCTGCCCTTCTCATAGCTGCGCTGCACGCCCAGCCCCAGCATGCCCAGGATGATGGGGTAGCTGGCCTCCGCCGATAGCGCCGGCGCCGTCAGGTCCCGGCCCGCCAGCGCGGCCAGCCAGTTCAGCAGGGGCGCCAGCATCCAGGTCCAGGCCAGCGTCATGGCGCAGACCCAGCCGATGGCCGGCCGCCAGCCCGCGACGAACAGGTTGGCGTGCCGGGCCGCCTCCCTGTTGACCTCCATCCGCCCCGCCGGCAGCGCCGACGCGCGCGCATCCGCCTTGTCGGCGAGCTCCGCCATGCGGACCTGGAACTCCGCCTGCTTCTCCGGGTCGGGGATGATCTGGCGGACGGTCTCGCCGATCTCGTGGATCAGGTCGCCCAGGATCGCAATTCCCATCAGCCTTCCCTCATCATCCTGGCCAGGCGGTCGGCCCGCCCCTTGACCTGGCGCGCCCATTTGCTGGCCAGCATCCCGCGCGACGCGCCCTCCCAATCCCCGGCGCGGACCTTGGCCAGGGTGTTGCGGAACCCCAAGAGGCCGGTCACGCCGAGGTTGAAGGCCATGTTGATGATCACCCGCCGGCGCACGGGATCCAGCTCGCGCCACCAGGGCGCGCGGCGGTCCAGCTCCGCGACCGTGCGGGTCACGTCGTTGATCAGCAGGTGTTCGATCTCGTCGGGCGAGAGCCTGCCGCCCCTGCGCTTGTCGATCAGCCGGCCCACGCCGATCGTCCAGTAGCCCAGGCTGTCCTGGTAGGCGTTCGGGACCACGCCCTCGTCGCGGATCAGCTCGGCCAGCAGCAGTTCGTTGGCGTCGCTCATCGGTCGCCCTCCCTGTTGGGGAATTCGTAGACGGAGCCGGCGCGGCCCTGGGCCAGGTTGGCCAGCTGGCGCTGCAGCGAGTGCATGTCGCGCTGCAGGCTCTCGACCGCGGCCTTCTGCTGCCCGTGCTGGACGCGCGATTCCGCGCCCTGGCGGATCACCTCGTCGCGGAGCGCGCGCGCGTCCGCGTGCTCGGCCTCCAGGTGCTTCAGGCGCTCGTTGATCGTGGCCCGGTCCGTCTGCGAGGTGTCGGTGAAGCCGTCGAAGGCGTCCATCCGCCTCTCCAGGCGGTCCATGGACTTGGTCAGGGTCGTCATGGCGTTGCGCACCACGCCCACGAACACGCCCCCGCCCACGAGATAGGCGCCGATCGTGACCACGATGCCGAGCCATCCGGAAGGCTCCGTCATCGGACCGCCCCCGCCCGCCGGCGCGCCGCCGGCCCTCCGTCGAACACGGCCATGCGGTCTCCTTTTCGAGGTGCGGGGATCAGGGACGGGCCGCGGGGTCGCCGCCGCGCCTGGACCTGTCCGGAATGAGAAAGGGCGGCCCCTAGGACCGCCCGTCGTGCTGCTTCAATGTCGAGGAGCGCGCCGCGCGGGCTTGCCCGCACGTTCCGGTTGTGTTCTGGTCCGGGGACTCGCTGGAGACCCCGAGATGAAGCTCCCGCCCCGCTACCTGGGCGTCGCCGCCGCCGTCGGCCTGGTCCTGGGCGGGGTGGTCGCGGCGAGACTCTTCGGCTTGGTCGGCGGGACAAGCGATCAGGACTGCATTCGACCAACCGACGCAGAGTTCGGGCGGCACCCTCTGGGAGCCCGGCTCGGCCCTGAGGTGTTCCTCAAGGATAGAGCCCCGACCAACACCTGCCGGACGCCCTCGGACCTCGGCGAGAGCTGCGGCTTTCAGGGCGAAGACGGCCTGGCTTACCACCTCATCGACGGATTTGTTCTCAACAAGGAGCTGAGCCTGGCCCCGCGCCAGGCCACGCGAGGGCCGCTCGGGATCACGCGAGACAGCCGGCTGGAGACCGTCCGGCGACGTCTGGACCGAATGGGCGCGGACCCGCGAGCCTCGGCCGAGGACGGGGCCACCCACCTGATCAGCTCGCTTTGCGAGCCCACGGAAAGCAGCTGGTTCACGATCAAGTTCGACGCCGCCGGAAAGGCGCGAGCCGTCGAACTCAGCTCACAGATCTAAGGCGGCGGAGGCCGCTCGCCTCAGCGTTCGAAGCCGATCGCCGAGATCAGCGTCTCGTTGTCGTCCTCTTCGGAAACCCAGGTCCTCTTCCGGACGCCATGAAGCTCTCGCAACGAATGCTGCAGGGCTTTCCGGACGAATGTGGGATCGAGAGGGCGCGTCTCGTCATCGGTCATCCACACGGCGCGCCCATCGGTGTGGACCCGGAGGCTCAACCCCGACGCGGTGATCGCCCGAAGGCGTAACGGGTCGACGTCGTTCGGCTCGATGCCGCGACACGCGTGAGCCCTGTCCCTGTATATCGCGACGTCGCCCGGCTCCTCCTGCCGGATGTTGTCGTTCAGGAGGACGATCTCCTCCATGTTCATCGGTGGGTTCCTCCCACGGAGGTCGGCATCGAGCACTCAATCTTACCGAGATCGTGCGCCGGGTGGGTACTCCCGGCGTCGCGCGACGAGGTGGTCGGCATCATCAACTGGGTTGTCGCCGGACCGTCCGCGACAGCGAACAGGCCAAGCACCCGGTAGCGATGGACGCGGTGTTATCCACACCGTCCACAGACTCATCCACGGCGGTCCCCAGATTGGCGGGGAGGTCTGCTGGACTCACTTGCCGAACCATCAGCAGCATGCCCTTGCGGCGGGGTGATTCGGGGTCGAGTGTGCCGCTCGACCCCGCTTCACTGTCCTTCAACGGGGACTCTTACGCTGGCGCGCCGCACGGACCGTGCGGGTGCACTGGGGGCTACCGCCGAGCCCCCTTCGTGCGCGGGACTCGGTGCAGACCTTGGGTACGAAACGTATCCCGCGCGTTACCAACGGTCACGCGAAAAGTCTGCAATCTGCGTACTCCTCGCGCGCCCTGTCTGAGCGGTTTGTGTCCTCCGGGCGGCTAGAGCCGATCGCCGCAATCAGCCTGCCGTTCTCGCTCTCCACCACGACGGCCGCGCTGCTTCGAGTTCGCCGCCTCAGGGTCTCGGGCGGAGCTCTAGGATGAGTCTGGTACGTTTGAGTGACGCGGCTGCGGCCGGTGCAGGCAGGGGAGCTTGTCCACATGTTCTGGTTGTGTTCTAGTTCATCAGACGCGCTGAAGGACACACCAGGATGCCGATCAACCGCCCTTCAGGCTCGTTTTCCGCCCTGCTCCCGCTGGCCGCGGCCCTTGTTCTCGGGGCGTGCGACGCGGACGGTCGGGCTGGAACGGCCGCCTCCAAAACGCCGACGAAGGCCGCGCCCGAGTCCGTGGTCATCCCGCCATTGCCCGAGAAGTTCGACTCCACCGGGTGCTATTTTCACGGCGCGACCTACCGTCCGCACCCGGATTTGGTTGGAGACGATCAGCCGCTCACTTACCTCCTCAGAACCGAGCGCCTCGACAATAAGGGCTCCTTCTATGAGGCCGGACTGGTGTTCGAAGCTCGGGACAGACGGTCCGGCGCCTTGGTCACCACTCTGACAATGGTTCACACCACGAGCATGGGAATCTCCCTGCACGGCGCGCATACGGAGAATGGGGCCCTGCGTGCCGAGGTTCTGCACCTCAACCGAGACCTGGGAGTTGCGGCGGACGGAGACGTCCCCGAGCTTGAACTTCCCGCTCCGTACGCTCTTGAATTCGCGAACCTGCACCGTGAGCTCTACTACCGCCACGGTCGCTGGGAGGATCTGGGCGACGCGGTCACCTACGACACGCCTGCAAAGGTGAAGCCGGATTTCCGCAATCGGTGGGTGCTGCAAAGCTGCGGCGCGCGGTGAAGGCCACGCGAGCGGGTGCAGCCCGGTTCAGGAAGGCTTGAGACGTGACAGCCTGTTGTCAGGGCACGCCCTTGAAGAAGACGTGCCCGCCGATAGTTTTGATCGGTTCCTTATCGATTGCCCATTCGGGCACCGGTCTGTGCTTAGGCATCGCCTTCGGAGCATAATAGTGGCGGGAACCGGCGGTCGGATCTTCGATCTCCCCGTTCAGCACAGCGAGGGCCACGGCGCGTGCGGTCCTATAATCCTCCGGCTTGACCGGGGCGTAGATGCCGCTGAATTGATCCGGATCGTAGATCACGCCGTGAAGGCTCTTCTGGCGCCGATACCCTGTCTTCAAGCGGTTCATCGCGACGTGCGCGACCGCCGCCATGCCGAGCTGTCCCTCTCCGCGGGCCTCGGTGGCGATCATGCGTGTCATCGCATCGACATCGGCCTCGCTGTACGCCTTCGGATACGGCCGTTGGGCCGTCGCCGCTGGTTTCTCGGCGTCAGGCTGAACGGGTCGGGCCGGCGTGGGCGCCTGGCCGGGTGTGGCTTGCTTCTGGGCAGCGGGCCCCACCTCTCGAGGTCCAGCCATGACGGCGCCCGTCGCGAAACCTCCTCTGGCGCCGGTGGCGCCGGGCTCGCGGGATCCGCGGCCTGGGTCGTGCTGAGCAGACGCCAGCAGGAGCCGAGCGCCCGACATTCCTCCCGGTTCGGGCCATGCGTCCGCCGGATCATTCCCGCGCGGATCACTCGCCTGCGCCATGAACCCCAGCGGGTCCGCGGCGAGACCTTGCCGGCCCGCCGCCATCCCCGCATCGAGTGAGGCCGGCAGAGGCCTGCCGAGGCCCAGCGCCGGCGCCGGCGCATAGCCCGTCGGCGACAGGAACGCCGGCGGCTGGTCCGGCCCGCCGCTCGCCAGATACCGGTAAGCGCCGGGCGCGCCGCCTTGAAGGCCGCCGCCGCTTCCGGCCGGCGCCGGCGGGGACAGGCCCGCGGAAGGCGCGCCGGCCGCCCCGGCGCGACGGAACCCCTGGATCAGGGCGGCCTCAAGCGCGCCCGGGTGGCCGCCGACCTGGGCGGCTCCAGATCGCACCGGCGCCGCCGGCGGCGGGGCCCCGGGGCGCTCCCCGGAAAGGCTGGGCGCCGGCGCCGTCTCGTCGTCCTCGTCGCGGTAGTTAGGGCGCGCCTGCTGCAGTTGCTGGTTCAGCGCCGCGCGCGTGCCGGCCGTGTCGATCCCGGCGGTGTCGGCCTCGGCCATGGCGGCCACATAGTCCGGGGCCAGGGCGGGGCGCAGCTTCGGGGAGCCGTCGCGGTTGTAGCCCGCGACCTGCATGTGGACGCCCAGGCCCTTCAGCCGGTCGCGCAGCCGCGCCCCCTCGCTCACCTTCTCCTGATCGGCGTCGCGCTCCTGGCGCCGGGCGTGGACGCCGAGCGCGGAAGCGGCCGCGTTCCTGTCGCCGCCCAGCGACATGAGGGCCGCCGCCAGCGCCAGCCGGCTCGGTCGTCCAGGCCGAAACGGCCGCGGGGTTCTTGCGCCATGTCAGTTCAGCCTCCCATAGATGACGTGGAGGACGCCGCCGATATCGACCACGGCGTCGGGGTCGCTCTTCAGTATTCGCTGGGCCATCACGCCCCGGAACCTGCCTTCGGGGAAGCCCAGGCCGGGCCTGTAGTCGAAGTCGAAGATCTCGCGGCCTTTCGGGTCGACGCCCACGAACGCGACGTTCTCCTTGATCCGCTCGTCGGAGCCTGAGGCGCCATAGTAGGCCCCCGCCGCCTGGCCGCCGGCCGCGATCAGCTGGCCGATGCGGTCGGGTCCCGGCGCGACCGCCGTCTGGTTTCCGGTCGTGGTGGTGTTCACGACCGCGGGCAGCGATCGTTGAGATCAGCGTCTCGTTGTCGTCCTCCTCCGGCCCAGCTCCAGACGCTATGAAGCGCTCGCACGGTATGCTGCAGGGCTTCCCGTACGAAGGGGGTCGGCTGCGAGAGGCGGCTGTCGCCGGACCGTCCCCGCTGTCGCTCGCGCATCAACGCGCGAGGCGTATAGCGCCAATCGGGCCCTATCGGCGCCCTTTGCAGGCGAACTCAGACCAGCGCCAAACCCCGCCGTCGTCGTAGCAGTCATCGACGACGAGAAAGTCAAACGAGAGATAGCCAAGGAGCACCGTCACGAGGGCCAATACTGTCCAGCGCTTGCGGATTCTCCCGCGCCCTTTGCCGCCCGGATGAGGGTCGTCTCTCATCTTCTCCTTCGCCTTTCCGGCTCGCGAGGGCTGCCCAGTCCGAAACGCGGAGGTAGTGCAGCTGGTTTCAGGTTCGAACACGCGTGTTCGCAACTCTGAAAGGAAGCATGCCCTGGAGCTTCACGACCCTGCTGGTTCGCGGCTTGATCCTGGGCTGAATCTGCTTTGGAGTCACCGGTCGCGCGGTCGACCGACTCGCGCAGGTTTGAGAGGCCTGCCGCGATTGCTTTACCTGCCGGTCCACGTGCGGAGGCTTGGCAATTCGCCTTACAGTGGAAGTACTTGTCCGCCCCAATCGTGTCTGCTTCGCGCATCTCACGGAAATCGCAGAGGAAGTCTCCGAATGCGCCTAAACCGTCTCTCGCCGCAGGTCGCCCCTGGAGGGCTGAACCTGGCCGCGAGCGGTCATGCGGGCCGGCTCGACTTCCCTCCCTTATAGCGTCGGCCGTGGCGACGCCGCCGCGGGACGCTCCCTCGCCGAGGCCACCTCTTGGCAAGTGTATCGGGTCCGATTTGGCGGACATCAGAGCGACCCGAGCGCCTGACATCCCTCCAGGCCCGGACCGTGCGTCCGCCGGATCATCCGCGTACGGATCCCCCCGCCTGCGCCATGGCCGACAGCGGGTCGGCGGCGAGAACTGGCCGACCCACCGCCATCCCGGCATCGCGCGAGGCCGGCGGGGTCCCGCGGAAGTCGAACACCGGCGGCGGGGCCCCGGGGCGCTCCCCGGAAAGGCTGGGCGCCGGCGCCGTCTCGTCGTCCTCGTCGCGGTAGTTAGGGCGCGCCTGCTGCAGTTGCTGGTTCAGCGCCGCGCGCGTGCCGGCCGTGTCGATCCCGGCGGTGTCGGCCTCGGCCATGGCGGCCACATAGTCCGGGGCCAGGGCGGGGCGCAGCTTCGGGGAGCCGTCGCGGTTGTAGCCCGCGACCTGCATGTGGACGCCCAGGCCCTTCAGCCGGTCGCGCAGCCGCGCCACCTCCGTGACCTTCTCCTGCTCGGCGTCGCGCTCCCGGCGACGGGCGTCGACGCCCAGCGCGGAAGCGGCCGCGTTCCTGTCGCCGCCCAGCGACATGAGGGCCGCCGCCAGCGCCAGCCGGCTGCGGTCGTCCAGGCCGAAACGGCCGCGAGGCTCTTGCGCCATGGTCAGTTCAGCCTCTCATAGATGACGTGGAGGACGCCCGCCGATATCGACGACGGCGTCGGGGTCGCTCTTCAGTATTCGCTGGGGCGATCACGCCCCGGAACCTGCCCAGCTCGCTTCGAGCGCCGTCGGAAAGGAGCTGGTCACGACCAAGTTCGAGCGGCCAAAGGCGCGAGCCTTCGAACTGAGCTCGCGGCTCCGAGGCGGCGGAGGCCGCTCGCCTCAGCGGTCAAAGCCGATCGCCGAGATCAGCGTCTCGTTGTCGTCCTCCGCCGATACCCAGGTCCTCTTCCGGACGCCATGAAGCGCTCGCAACGAATGCTGCAGGGCTCTCCGGACGAAGGTGGGATCGGGAGGGAGCGTTTCATCGTCGGTCAACCACACGGCGCGCCATCGGTGTGCACTCGGAGGCTTAAGCCCGACGCGGTGATCGCCCGAAGGCGTAGCGGGTCGACGTCGTTCGGCTCGATGCCGCGACACGCGTGAGCCCTGCTCCTGTATATCGCGACGTCGCCCGGCTCCTCCGGCCGGATGTTGTCGTTCAGGAGGACGATCTCCTCCATGTTCATTGGTGCCTGGAACCCTGATCCGCGCGGCGCTCAGCCGGTCGCAGCTCTGATGACGGTCGGCCGCCGGCAGGGGCGGCCCTCTCTAGCGCGGGCGGTCGCCCAACACGGCCGCCGCCCGGCGGATCAGAGCGGACAAGGCGGCTGCGGGGCTCCACCGTCCGCCGGCCGCCCAGGGATCGCCACGCCGTCCGCCGCCCGCTCCTGCCGAGGAGCGGACGGACTGGAGCTCAGGCCACCATTGCTCGGCCCCCTTCGGGTACCAGACGCCACGCTGGAAATGATTGCCCAGGTTGGGAGCGACATGGTTCTGCTCCAGGTCATGCATGTCTTCGATCAGCTTGACCTGATCGACCTCCACCTCTGCCCCGAACACAGCAGAGAATATCTCGCGGGCGTCGGCTTCGGAGTAGGCGGTGATCCCCACGCCCAGCCCAATCCCAAGCCCTGGCGGCATTGTCGTGAACCAGTAGCGATTCATCTCGGCGGCTTCACTCTCTCGGGCCGTCCATAAGGCCGGAATCTTAGCACAGGCCCGTAGCGCGTGTCCCCGCCACCCGGGATTATGCCATGGCTCGGGTCGATAGAGGGGAGTCGATGCTTAAACTTCTCGTACTCATGTCCGCTCGTAGCCGAAGCAGAATAGTCAATGTCGCTTCGCGTACCCGGGCCCTTGCCCACCGGTAGGCGGGTTCCGAGGCCGCGGCGTTCTCCGCTTGCGGCCGAGCCCACGACGTCGAGCGGTCGCCACACCTCTCGAACCACCTCCTGGATAAGTCGGGCTTCGCGGTTCGTCAGATCACCAAACCCGGACGAGCCCGAGTCTGTGGCCGTTCTCCAGCCTAAGCCGGCCAAGGGCGGAGCGCCTGAAAGGCCCGCGCCGATGGCGGCGGAGGCTGCGGTCTGCGTCGGGCTGAAGCGGTCCAGCACGCCCGCGTCCAGGTCGGCGTTCTGGGCGACGACGTCGGCGCCCCCGTTCACGGCCGCCGAGCCCGCCATAGCGTCTCGCCGATGCGGGCGGCATGGGCCGACGGGCGCGGCACGCACGCCGGTGAAGCCGCGGCCGCGGGAATGCGGTTGATGGGTCGGCGCCGCGCCCGATGAACTGGCCTGCGAGGTGGCGGCGCCCGCGGCGGCCTTGCCGGCACGCGCCGCGGGCGCACGGTGGAACGGCTCATCGCTGAACTGCGCGCGTCGAAGTCACGTCGGGCGCGCTCGTTCTCCGCCCGTCGCTTCGTCCCTCTCTCGCCGCCTGAGAGGCCTTGGACCCCAGCGGCCACCGCTTCAAGCCCCAGGTCGACACACGTCGGCACGACCAGAGGGAGGCGTGACGGCCCTTTCGGGCTCCGGGTCCACGCGCTTGCGCCAAGCGCGGTTTCACGGGTTTGCGTCTGTGGAAGGCGTCTCGCGGTTTCGCGGAAGCGGTCGCCCAGGCGCGCTGGACCATGGGCGCCTCGTCGGCCCAGCCCGCCGCCGCCATGCCTACGACACGCGCTCCGAGCGCAGCCGAGCTGGTGCGGCCGGCGCTTCAGGCGCCCGCCACGCCCGCCCGTTCTCCACATAGTTCGCGGGACTGAAGCGAAGCGTCCGATACGGGCGTTCGGGCCCGCGTCAGGATCAGCGCCGAGCCGTCGGCCGCCGGACCATACGGTCGCTCCAGCTCGGATCGTCAGGGGGCGCAGCCGCGAGCCGGCACGCGGCGCGCGTCTCCAGCGTCCACCCGGGAACGCGGTGAGCGCCATCGCCGGCCCGGTTCGTCGTCCCAATCGCGCGTCGGGCGGGCTGGCGCTTCCACGATGCGAGGAGCGTAGACGTCTACGCCGTTTGTGGGCGCGGCCGCGGGCGCCCGCGCCAGGCTGACGGGCCAGGAAGCAGGGCAGCAAGGCCCGGTCTCCCGCGACAGACCACCGCCGGGCGAACGACCCTGGCTGAGAACGCAGAGGCGGGAGCGTTGTTCATGTCTCACCTCTTGGGCGTGCTCGCGGGTCTCACTTCTTGGTGCCAGCGGTGATGCCGAGGCTGGTTCCGGAAGACAGACTTGCCCCTTGTGTCGTGGCGATCACGTCCGCAGCAGGCCCAGGCTCTGGTTCAGCATTGCTGCATCAAAATCGGGTACTGCTGCTCTTCTGATGGGCCTGGAGCAGTGCGTGTCGTAGTAGGCCTGCGTGCTGAGCCTGCTCCGCGCCGCCCAGGCCCGCATGACCCGGCGTCGCCCAGCGCATTGGCGCGTTTTCGCTGGCGGCGAAGCCGCCGAGCTGCGCCGCGGCGCCCAGCCCGAGTTGCGCCCCCTGAATGCCCGCGCCCTGGTTGGCGATCCGGGCGCGGAGCTCGTCTCATCCGCGCCAGCCGAAGGTGTTGAGCGCGTCCTGGTCGCGGAAGCGCCGGTGTTCGTCTGCCGGTGTTGAACATCGAGGTCTCGGCCGAGAGCCGGCTGTGGTTGATCCCGGCCTCCTGCTCCATCTGCGCCTGGGTGCGCTTGAAGTCGTTCAGGCCAGCCGGTGTTTCGCCAGGTTGGTGGTGCGGCGGCTCGGCCTGGTTGGCCGTGTCGGCGGCGAGGCCGGCGTTCTGGTTTCCGCTCAGCACGCCCAGGTCCGCGCCCTGGTTGGCCAGGCCCGCTTGCAGCGCGCGAGCCTGCTCCGCCTGAGAGGCGCCGAGGGCCAGTTCCCAGCCGCGCGAGCGAGGTCGCCCGCCGTGCGTCCGTCGTGGTCTCCAGCGCGGCCCGATTTCGTCTCAGCCGTCACGCGATGTCGTTGCGCGAGCCGAACGCTCGCGTCGCGGCCCGCCGCGAGTCGTTTCTGAACTGCATGACACCGCGCCCGCGCTCGATGTCGCGACCAGCGCGTTCCTCACCACCTCGTCTTCGAGGGGTTCTGGAACGCGCTGATCCCCGCCGCCGCGTCCGGCCGCCAGAACACGTCCCGAATGTCGCGCCGCGAGCTGCGCGCTGCGGTGATCGCGCCGCCGTTCCGGGCCTGGGCGGGTGCGATCCAGCCTCGCTCCGCCGAAGCGGTCGAAAACCGGCCTGGGCGAGGTCGCCGCCCAGCAGCGCGGCGGCCCCGGTCGAGGCCGTCACCCGCTCCGGCCGATACCCGAGCAGCCCCTTGGCGGCGGCGATGGCGGCTCTGCAGCGTGCCGTAGCCCGCGCCGCGGCGGATCGTAGTGAAGTCCTCGTCATAGGAGAGCTGGCGGGCATGCCGCGTAGCCGCCGCCGTTCTCGCTCAGGTCCGTGTTCACGGCGCCGACGACGAGGCCGCGGCCGTGAGCGGGAGCAAGCCGCGGCGCCGCCCGCGCCCGAGGCGGGGCCGGGAGCGCGTCATCGCCATGGCGTGGAAGGGCGTGGCGCGCCGAACGACGGTTGACGCCCGTCTGGGCCGCGTCCTGTGCGGCGCGGGCTGGGGACAGGTTTTGCGCGCCGCGCCCAAGGGGGCGGGCCCTTCAGAGCAGCGGGACCTGTGGCGGCTGCGTCATGCGCGGCGTGGCCACGGCGGTTGGGCTGCCTGAGGCCGAGGCGTGGCGGTGACCCCGATCGCGCCAAGCGACATCGCCCGACCCTGCGTCTGGTGGGCAGAACCCGGCGACGCGCGGGGCCTGGACGGGACATAAGGCTTCTCGGCGATGGCCCGGGCGCGGTCGAAGCCGTAGCCCAGCCGCTCCTTCCCCAAAGGGTCGATCTCCTGGTTCGTCGACCCGGAGGTCTTGGAGTTCGTCTTCTCCGCGCTACGCCCACGCTCATCTCAGGGCTCCTTCACTAAGGCGACATAGCTTCACGCCAGCCGTGGGGTTTTCAGGACGGAAAGCCAGCCGCGCCGGCCTCGCAGTCGAGTTGCGCGCCGATGCCGCGCGCCATGTCATGCAGCAGGGCAGATTGGCCGTCAGCTCAGGCAGCGCCCTGCCGCCTCGCCGCCCGCCAGGAAGACAAGCAGCGTCTTTTCGCCGCGGCTTGTGATGATCTCCAGGCAGGATCGCGATGCTCGGCCTCCACCAGGGAATACTCACCGGCCTCGAGACCGGCTTCGATGTCGGCGATGTCGTGGCCGCCGTCTCCGCACGCCGCCTCGAGCCAGGCGCGGCAGCGGGGGCTCACGGAGGCGGCGCCGCCTGGACGGGCGCCTGCTCCAGCGGTCCAGCAGCGCCCGGTGATCGGCGGAGCGCTCGGGGACCAGCGCGATGTTCCCGCCGATCACTCGGCCTCGATGATGTTGCTGCGGTCGGCAGCTCGAAGCGGAACACCTCGCCCGCGGCGTCCGGCGGCGCGGAAGCCGATTGTCGGCCCGGCGAAGCGCGCCTCGTCGATGGGGACTTCCTTCATACCGCCTCCGTGGTGACGGGACGCCGAGTCCGACACCGCGATCCGCCGGCGCGAGCCGTTGGGCGTGGTCACGATCAGCCGCTCGCCGGGCCCCAGCTCCACATCCGCCCCGCGCCTCCGCATGCGCCCAGCTCGCCCCGCGATCAGCGCGAACGCCCGCGAGAACACGCGGCCTCATAGGTCCGCTCCGTGTGGGCAGGTTCATCGCTCCCCCTCTCCCGCCGACGCCGCGGGCCACTCAAGGTTGACTCCAACGGGAACAGAACAGAAAACGCCGGCTCGATCCGGCTGCTACCCATGTTCCTGCGCTTCGTCATCACTGAGCTGCACTGGGCCTCGGGACGCAGGAGCGCGTGTTTCCCGCGGCCTACGAACTCCTGGGAGACGATGATGTGTGCGAATACGATAGCGCGCGCCTGCTCCGGAGCTTGGTCTGGTTCAGGATCCACCTGCCGAAGCCCAAACGCTTCACCGTTTCCCGCTGGTCCGGGGCGGCTGACTGGCCTTAAGCTGGTTCAAGGACGACGCGCGCGAACACATCGCGCGCGCCCGCGAATGGCGGAGATCGTCACGGCCAACGGCCTGCTGGTCGAGGTCCTCAAGACCCGGCGGCCGGGCTATGTCGTCTATGAGACGCCTTCCAGGTTGTGGCCTACCCGTTCGGGGACACGCCTGCTGACGTGGAGGGTCAGCGCGCCGATAGGAGCGCGTTTTCGCTCTCGGTCTGGATTTTCGCTGACCGTCCGGTCTCCGCGGCAAATACGCTGCCGTTCGACCGTCGATGGAACATGCCGCGACTGGCAGGTTCGAGGAGGGCGCTAGTCGCGCTGTCGAGGGAACAATCGGCATGAAGGCATGTACACCATGACCAGCAAGATCACGTCACTTCTGCATCGCTTCCGCTTTGGTCTGACCCTTCTTTCGTCCTCGCTCAGGGTAAGAGCAGGATCGCGGCCAAGGCAAAGGCGCCAACAAAGGCGACCTCATCTTCAACAACCGCGGCGAGTGCGAGAGCACCCTCAAGCAGCTGCGGAACGATGGTCGTAAGTCTCACCTCGACGGGCGCGCTCTCAATGTGCTGAACCCGATCCTGAACATCACCTGCGACGTGGTCACCGATCCGGAGACCAACAGACCGTCTTCGTGATCACCCAGGAAGTTCGGGCCGCTCTCGAAGCCCTGAAGGATTAAGCGACACGGCTCGGGGGGCAGGGTCTGGGCCCCCGCCCCCCGACACCTCCCGAACCCGACGCGGCGTAGGCAGCCTCATCGCTCTCCCCTCCCCCGCAGCTCCAGCCGCATCCGGCCGATGCGCCAGTCCGCCAGCCGCGCGCCGGTGAAGCGCACGCTGATCTGGCGTCCGCTGATCCGTACCGGGCGTGGGGTTCTTCAGCGTATAGGGCCCGGCCGTGGTCTCCGGCCCGTTCGGGATAGGTCCGCGCCTTGAGCGTCGCCGTGACGTCGCCCTGCGTACGCTCGTCGGGGATCAGCTGCAGCGCCTGCATCACGCGCTGGCCCTGCCCGATCTCGATGGGCCCCGTCTCCACGAACGGCGCCTCGCCGTCGTAGTTCAGCCCCGTCTCGTGCTCATAGATCCGGCCGTCGCCGCCCACCATCAGCGGGTTGGCGAAGGTGCCCTTGCCCGTCCCGCAGGTCCGCCCCACCGCGCCGCCGATCCGTCCGATGTTCCAGTGGTTCTCGCGGTAGTTCCAGCTCACATAGCTGTCGATCTCGTTGCCGCGCCGGACGGATAGAGCCACCAGACCTCCGAATGGGTCGACAGCGTGAAGGCCGAGACCTTGGACCTCTGCTGGTCGTTCATCCGGCCAAAGACGAAGTCGCCACCTCGCAGTCCAGCCGCCGCGTCAGCCCGTCGTAGAGGTGGAAAGCCGTCGCGCCCCATCCACACGGCGAACTGGTCGATCACCGCCACCGCCTGCTGGCTGATCGCCCCGCAGCCCGTGCCGATCCGCTCGAACTGATAGACCGCCGGATAGCCCACGAAGCGCGCCACATGCGCGTCCACGTCCGTCACCAGCAGCACCACGCCCGCCACCCGCGCGCCCTGCATCAGCTGGCCGGGCGTCTGCAGCTCCTCGTCGCCCGCCTGGTTCAGCGCCGTGGGGACCCAGCTCGTGTTGTTCTGGAAGTCGCTCCACTGCACCCGGCGCGGGTTGCCCCCCGCGCCCAGCGCGAACAGGAACCGCTCCTCCGACACGATCAGCGAACGGCAGCCGGTCGGCGCGCCGGCCAGCGGCGCCGCCGGCGTGGCGCCGTTCCCCGTCCATTGCACCAGCCGCCCGTCCTTGGACGACACGCCCACGAGGAACTCGCCCCAGGTGTCCAGCGTCCAGACCGTGGCCTCGGTATAGACGCCCAGGTCCGGCCGCGGCGTGCCGTAGGTGTGGGCGCCGTACACGCCCGCGCCGTAGCCCGTCTTCACCGCCGCGTCCGGGATTGCCCACCGCCAGCCCCGCGGGGCTGATGTCGGCCAGCACGCCCGCCTCGTTCATCCGGTACAGGCCCGAGTGGGTGCCGATCGCGATGTTGCGGTTCCCGCCGTTGTCCCGCCAGGTGAGGATCGCGCGCGCCTTGCCCGCGACTGGCGCCGCCTGCTTCGCGCGGACCTGCCACCCGCCGATGGGGCGCACGGTCCTGTCCGTGAAGCGCACGAGGTGTCCGTCACGCCAGCGGCCCTTGGCCTCGTAGGCCGTGCCGTTGCGGTAGATGCCGGGCGGGGGCGCGATGGTCTGGAGCATGGCCCCCCCTTGCTGTTCTTGATACTGGGCCGACCGTCCGGCATTCCCCCGGCATGGGTCGAATTCTCTACCTGACGCTCCCCGCCCCGACTGCGAGGGGCGGCGTGAAGATGGCCTTTCGCCACGTGGAGGCCCTGCAGCGCCTTGGCCATGACGCCGCGGTGACGCTGCGGCCGGGACGGCAGCCGCCGCATTGGTTCAGCCACTCCGCGCCGATCGTCGATATCGAGGGTCCCTCAGGACCCGGACCGGACGACATCATCGTCTTCCCGGAGGACACCTACGCGAACCTCACGGCCCTGGCCGGCCACCCGGCTCGAAAGGTCGTTTTCTGTCAGAACCACTATTACGCGTGTCGCGGCGTCACCCGAATCCCGCTGGAGCGGCTTCGCGGGTTTGAGGGCTTCATGGCCTGCAGCCTGACCGTCGCCGACTGGCTGCGAAACCGCTTCCCGGGCCGGAAGGTCGAGCTGGTGCCGGCCTTCGCCGACGAGACCGTGTTCCGCCCGGCTCCAAAGCGGCCCGCCATCGCCTGTGCGCCGCGCAAGCGCCGGGACGAAGCCACCTACCTCCATGACCTCTTCCGCTGGACCTTTCCGCGCCGTGCCGACCTGCCTTGGGTGACGCTGGAGGACGTCCCCGAACACCAGGTCGCCGATACGCTGGGAACCTCCGCCATCCTGCTTTCGCTGAGCCACCTTGAGGGCCTGGGCCTTCTCCCGCTCGAAGCCATGGCCTCCGATTGCCTCGTCGCCGGCTTCACAGGCCATGGCGGCAAGGAATACGCGACGCCTGAGAACGGCTTCTGGGCCGAAGACCCCGAGGGCGTGGTGCAGGCGCTCGGCGCCGCCGCGGATCTCTACGCCCGAGGCGGCCCGGCCAGAGACGCCAAGATCAGCGCCGGCCGGGCGACGGCGGCCAAGTGGTCGCGGTCGGCCATGGAGGAGGCTCTAGGCGCCTTCTTCGCCCCGATGATGAGCCCCGCGGGACGGGGCTAGCGGGCCCGCGCGGGCACAGCGCCCGTGGCCCCGGGCGGGAGGGCCGTTTCTCTGGCGGGGGCCGTTCGCCCGCTCACTCGCCCTATGTCTCTCCGGCCGCTCTGGATCGACATCTGCCGTAGCCGAACCGGCAAGCTTCACCCCCAGGGGGCAAAGCCCGATGGGAGAGCATAGGCGAAGGTCGCTTGGCTAAGGTTGGCCCTTAGCTGCTGCCCCGAAACTCCAATTGTCACGGCCGGGTGGATGCGAACGCCCGCACCAGCGGCCGGTGAAAAGTCGATCCCGCCGATGGCGGTCGCTGGATCGCTTCCGTCGGCGTTCCACAACCCACCGTTGACGCGTACCCAGAAGGTCCTGGCCGACAAATCCAGTGCGAAGCCGACACTCGCCGCATCGCTCGCAAGCCCGCTTAAAACGGCCACCTGGTTAACCCGCACCTCTCCAGTCGGGCGGTACGCGACACCCCCAGTTGCCAGCGATATCAGCGCTTCTTCCATCGACTTTGCGGCCGTGGCGAATCCCATGTTCGCGCCCGTAGTGGTGGCGCCTAGATTTGCGATCTCGAAGTAGAATTTGCCCCCGCTTCTCCCCGTGATGGCACGCACCGAGGCTCCGGGCGTGGGCGTCGCATTTCGGGTGGCGAGCCGATTTCCCTAGGACAGGGCGATACCGATGGACTTGTCCGCAGAGTTGAAAGCTCCGGCCCCGCCGCCCCCCCCGCCGGCCAACGCCATTACCGCCCCCGTCACGAGAGCCCCGCGCCGGACACGATCCACTGGTTCGCGCCGATCTTCTGGATGGACGCCAGGCCCGCCGCGGAAAGCGAGCGCTGGCCGGTCAGCGTGGTGCCCGCCCAGTACAGCGCGACGCCCCCGGCCGGCGCGATCAGCACCGTGCCCGCCAGGTTGACGATCAGGACGACCGTTCCGTCCGGCAACAGCAGGTTGCCGTCGTCGGGGATGCCGACCTGGATCAGCCCCCCGTTGCCGTACTGGATCGTGCCGCCGGCGTCGGCGCCCTGGACGGTGGTGTTTCCGGTGATGCCGCGCGGCGGGGCGCCCCGGAAGCCGAAATCGAGTTGGTGGGTGGGCGCAAATTACTGGTCGCCCTGAGGCCGCTCTCGATCTGCACGATGCCGGTGTCACGCTTGATCTGGAGCGGGCGGCCCAAATACAGGCCGCCGTCGCTATAGCGGTACACATCCCAGTCGCTGCCGACGTTTCCGCCGCTTTCCGGGGAGGCCTCGGCCCCCCATTGCCACCGCAGAACACCCGCCGTCTGAGCACGGTAGACCCGCAGAGTTCCGGCGGCGCCGGAGGAGTTGACGGCCGTAAAGGTGGGGCTGTCGCCCGTCCCCAGCCCGAGGTTCGCCCGCGCGCCCGCGGCCGTCGTCGCGTTCGTGCCGCCCTTGGACACCAGCAGCGTGCCGCCCACGCCGAACAGCGCGTCGAGGCTGTCGAAGTTGAGGTTGAGCTTGGCGCCCCAGGTGTCGGACGAGGCGCCGACCTCGATCTTGGTCAGCGCCAGGTTGGCGGTGAAGGTGTCGGCCATGATGGGCTCCTAGCCGTACAGCGGGTCTTCGTGGGCCCGCCCGCGCAGGCTCACGTCCAGCTCGAGGGGGCCGACCGCGCGTCCCTTGCCGTAGATCGTCCGCACGCCGTCCCACGCCTTGGCCAGGCCGCGTTCGGCCATCACCTGGGCCTCGGCGTCGATCAGGAAGCCCTGGGCCTCCACCAGCGTCGCGTGGAGGTAGAGGTTCGGAAACAGCGTCAGCAGCGTGTTGGTCGGGCGCCGCGTTCGAGAGCCGGAACGGCGCGGCCAGCGTGGTCTGCCGCTCGATCTGCGGGTTGAACCCGGCTTCGGCCAGCGCGATCCAGTCGGCGATGCGCGGCTGGCCTTCGCGGTTGATCCAGTCGGCGACCGCCCCCTGGAGCTCGGCGTATGTCGAGATGGCCAAGGGGCGGCCTCCTTCCTGGTGTTCGGCCTAGCGCTTGGCCGCGCGGTCTGCGGCGGCGTTGCTGTCGCGGGCGGCCTGGGCGCGCTGCGGGTCGCGCAGCACGGGACCGGCCAGGGTCACGACCTCGCGCTCGTCAGCCGCCTGGGGCGTCAGGCGGGCGACCTCGGTCTCCGCCTCACGCCGGGGCTGGGCCGCGGCGCGCAGCGCCGGGTCGCCGGCGCCGCCGGTGACGGGGCTGACCAGGCGGTTGGCCGCCTCGCCCTCGAAGCGGTCGGCGCTCCAGTTCGCCTTGTCCTCGGCCGGCACGCGGGCCTCGAACTCCGCCAGGGAGTCGAAGATCCGGGCCTGGCCGTTGGCCGTGTGGTAGAGCCACTTCGGCCACTCCTGATAGCCGGCGTAGACGCTGGTGGTGACGACGGACGCCTCGTCGTTGACGGGCTCCACCAGCCGGGTGGTGCGCTCGATCAGCCGCCTGCGCCTCGGCTTCGGCCGTGCGGCGCGCCTCGTCCACGGCGGCCTTCTTCTGCGCCCGCTGGGGCGCGGTCTCTCGGGTCTCGGCCATGACGGCCTCCTTCGGTTTTCAGAGGGGAGAAGCGGCGGCGAGCGGGGCGCGCCCGCCGCCGTTACGATCAGGCCGTGCCGGACAGGCGCGCGCCCTGGCGGGGGTCCACCACCTTGAGGCCGTAGAGGAGGTCCCATCGGTGGGTGTGGAGGTCGTTCACCCCGTCGGAGAACCTCCAGTAGCGGATGGTCAGGCCGGTATCGGGATCGGTCGCATAGTCGGACTCCCCGACATAGGGCTTGACCAGCTTGGCCGAGGCCATGGTGATCGCGTCCGGCGTGAGCACCAGGCTCTGCGGATTGATCTCGTTGGCCCCGCCCATCCAGCTCAGCGCCGCGCCGTTGGCCGGCGCCGCCGAGGCGTTCTGATAGGCGCCGGAGGTCACGATCGGCGGATAGACCGAGACCGTGGCCTGCCCCCGCCCCGTCCGCGGTGACGTTGGCCAGAACCGTGAACTGCTGCGGGAAGTCCAGGATCTGCATCGTCTGCGGATTGACCGCCATCACGCCCGCGATGCTGAACACGTCGCCGCGCTTGATGGTGGCGTTCGCGCCCACGCCGGCCAGCACCAGGGTCTGGCGCATGTCCCCCTTCACCGCCGTGTAGGCCGAGGTCTGGTTGGCGCCGGCGATCGTGCCCGCATTGGCCGCGCGCGAGCCGTTGACGTGGTTGACCACGCTCTGGCTCATGTACGGGGTCACGCCGCCGATGTCGGGCAGCACCGGCCTTTTCCAGCGCGTTCTCGGCCGTCCCGCGCTGGGCGTAGAGGCCGGTGAAGTTGCTGACCAGGCCGTAGTGGTCGTTGGGCGACAGCAGCGCGAAGCGGTCGTCGGTGGGCACGGCCAGGTTGTCCAGCCGCTTGGGCGCCAGCAGGAAGTCGGACGCGCTGTTGACCACCTGGCCCGGCGTGCCGACCCAGTTGTTGAACTCGGCGTACAGCCCGTGGATGTTGGAATCCACGTCCTGCGCCAGCTTGCCCATCGCGCTGTTCAGCGTGCGCGACTTCAGCAGGGCGTCGACGCTCAGCGTCTCCTCCAGCGAGTTGAACTGGATGTCGATGCCCGACTGGCGGTCGATCTTCACCGCCGTCTCGCCCTCGATCACGTCCTGGATGGCCACGACGGGACCGTTGCGGATCAGGAACTGCGGCGGCCGCTTGACCGTCACGGTGTCGCCGACCTGCTTGAACTCCTTGGTGAACTTGCCGTTGATCTTCTTGGCGGCGACGATCTTGTTCTTGAGCACCGCCAGGGAGGCGTTCGCGAACACCTTGGGCGTCAGTAGTGCGTTGGCCACGGGTGTGGTCCTTTTCTGGAAAGGGGTTAGCCCTTCGCGCCGCGCTTCTTCAGGATGGCTTCGAACTGGGCGAAGTCACCGTTGGCCGCTTTGCTGAGGCTGAGCGCTCCCGCGCCGGCGGATCCGCCGGGCCGGGGAGCGGGTCTGATCTCTTGCTGCTGTTGCAGCCCCAGGCGCTTCCGCAGCGACTTGACCTCCTGCTCGAGGCTGTACGCGCGGTGCAGGACCTTGATGCTGCGAGGGTCGGTCTGGGCCGTGAGCTCCTGCGGGCTGACCCCGAACTCGCTGTGCGCATAGTCCGTCAGCTTGTCGCCGAGCTCCGGCCCCCATCCCTTGATGCCCCTGCGGGGGTCGGCCAGCACCGCCTCGCGTTCCTGGACGGCGGACAGGAACGCGTGCTGTCGCCATTCAGCGCGGGACTGCTGCGCCTGGTGGAGGTCTCCGCCGGCCTTCTGCACGGCGTCCTTCAACTGCTCGCGCTGGCGCCAGAGGCGCTGCGCGTCGTGGGGGCTCTCCGCCTCCAGGGCGTCCCAGTCGACCTCGTCGAACGCCCTCACCTGCTCCTGCAGGATCTGGACGCGCGCGACCAGCATGATCTCGTCGGCCTCGACCTGGGCGGCCGAGGCGCGCGACTGCTCGAAGGCCCGACGCTGTTCGGCCAGCTCCTGCGTCTTGCGGGTGTAGTCCGCCTGCCGCATCAGATAGGGCGCGACCTTCTTCGGGAGGCGGAGCCTTTCCCCGTCGAGGTCGAACTCGTCGTCGTCCTCCGCCGCCTCGTCCGGGTCGGGCTCGTCGGCAGCCTCTGCGGGCTCCTCGTCGGGCGCCGGGCCCAGTTCGTTCGGGTGGCGGGCCTCTTCGTCCACTCCCGCGTCCGGACGTGCGTCGTCGTCCGCCACCGGGTTGGTGTCGATATCGGTCATGGGATCCTCGGGGGTGGGGCCGCTGCTCAGGGGCTTGGCGGCGGGAGTTGGGCTGCGTCGGCCGCGCGCCTTCGGACGGTCGCGCGGACCGGCGCGCGCGTCGGGTGGACGGCGAGCTCAGGCGGGCTTGTGTTCTGATCCGGGTGGGGCGGAGGCGCCCGCCGCGTCCGGCTCCCGCCCGACGCAAATCAACCCGTTAGGGAAGGAGGCCCGATCCCGAGTCCTCGGTCAATGAGAACCGTCCGGCGCGTCCCCAGGATCGGCGAGCGTCAAACTCAGCGGGGCTACGGGTCGGTCACGCTCCCCGGCGGCAGGTTGCTCAGCCACCCGATCGCCCGCCCGGCGCAGCCGCGATCATTCCATTCGAAGTCGATCTCGGGCGGCAGCGGAAACGTCCCGCACCGCGGCTCGCCAAGCCCCATGCGCGCGCCCCCTGGCCGCGGCGTGAAGCTGATCACCCTGTCGCCCGCCGGCGCGCTCGCGTCGTGGATCGCGACCCTCGTCACCGCTCCCGGGTCGGACCAGGACGAGCGGGCGTCGCCCCGCTCCGCGAAAATCTGGCAGTCATCGTCGCTGCTGGTCACGGGCCGGTCCATGACAAAGGCGAAGCGCGTGATGCGGTCGCCGACGCGCCCGAGCAGCACCGACGCCGACACCGCCTCCATGCCTGAGATCGGGCAGTCCATCGTCGTGACCGGGCCTTCGGCGACGACCGCCGCTGAGGGTGGCGACGAACCCGCCGGAGCCGCCTGCGCACTCGCCTCGTCGTCGTCGATCAGCGACCCGTCGGAGCAGCCGGTCGCCGCGAGGACCGTCGCCAGGACGGCCACGGCCAGCGGAGCCGCCCGTCTGACGGGCGCCTCTCGCGGACCCATCACTGCTGCACGCTGAACGAGCCGACCGACCGGCCGCCGATCCATCCGATCGCCCGCCCCTTGCAGCCCTGCTTGCTCCACCGGAACTCGACGACGGGCGGCAGGCGGAAGGTGCTGCAGTGCGTGTGGTTCAGGAAGCTCATGCGCACGCCGTTCGGACGCGGCGTGAACTCCATCGTGTACCGCCGCGAGCTGTGTTCCGGTTTGGTCAGGACCACCGTGCGGCCCTTGCCGTCGAACCAGACGGAGTCAGGGTCGTCGCGGCGCGCGTCGATCGAGCACTCGTGCCAGCTCTGATTGACCGGCCGGGACATGTTGTAGCTGAAGCTCTCGATCCGGCCGGCGACCCGGGTCAATGTCAGCTCGGCGTCCGTCTCGGCCAGGCCAGAGACCGAGCACGTCGTCTCGGCCTTCTCCGCCCCCATCACCGACAGCGCCAGCAGAGGCGCGCAGGCCAGATGCAGCGCGCGCTGAGGACTGGGACGCTTGAGCGTCGCTCGCTGCATCCCGCCGCCACACGCGTCCGTCATGTCGTTCCCGGCTCCAGATCACCCGCTCAGGTTGAACAAGTGTTCTCTCTTAGTTCCCGTGTGTCAACATCGATCACCGACCTGAGGAGGGTTGCTTCGGAACAAAGTTTCGGCCCTCGAGCGCGCCTATGATGCCGGTGGTTCGACGCGCTTGGTCAGCTCGGATTTTCTTCCTGATCTCCTCCTCCGTCGGAGTACGACCGAGCCGCTTGGCCTCGATATTGGCGAGCCCAGATCCTGCAAGTCCCCCGCGAATGGGCCAGCGCCTGTCGCTGTTTACGTCGACGAAGGTCCGGAAGCGGAGCTCGTTCAGGCTCTCCTCGGTGACGCCGGTTTCGCGCAGATATGGAAGCTGCTCAAGAAATTGGCGGCCGGAGGTCTCCGACTGATTGAACACGTCAAAGAATGTAGCGGCCAGCAGTGGATTGTTCGGGTCAAGTCCGGCCTTCCGGGCCGCCGCCTCATAGGCCTCGCGTTGTTTCGTGAGATGCTCGAACTGTCTCTGGTCAGCCTGGGCGGGCGTCAGACCCTTGGCCCTGTCACCGTGCAGTGAGTAGGAGCCCACGTTCCTTTTCCCGGTGGCTGGGTCCTTATGCCCGGCGTATGATGAGGTGACGCTTCCGTCCGCGCGCCGGTTCCCCTCCGGAGCACCCATGAGCTCCGCCATCAGGGTTCCCCCGTCCTCGAACAGTCGATCGACGGTGAATGGCTGGGCGTAAGGCCACTTCAGCGAACTCTCCCCGCCCGACTGCTGCCCTTCGAGTGTCGGCCCACGTGGGGCGACGTTGAATTGCGGCTTCAGCGCGCGTTCCACATGACTGACCCCGCCAGGAAGTCCGGCGCCCCTGCGGAAAGCGGCGCTCCTCCTCTCGTCGGCCGTCTGCCGAGCCGCCGGGGCCGACCGCGTGGCGCCGACCGACGTCGCGACGCGACGAGCGCTCAGGAGCTGCACCAGCTCCGCCGGGTCGAGCCCCGGCGTCGCGCGAGGAGCGGACCTCGGGAACCCCGCCGGTACGGCCCGCCCTTCGGCTAACCCCAGCTCGTGCCGGAGGGACCTGTCGGGCTGGGGCGGCGGTTCCGGCATGACGCCGAGCTGGCCGAGGATCGCGCGCTCAGCGGCCATTTGGCTCAGCGCGCCGGGATCGTGCGCCGACGGGGGCGTTCCCAGCGGCGGGAGCGGAATCCCGGGCGCGACGCGCGCGCCGAACACCGGTCTCGCGTCCGGCGCCGGCGCGCCCTCCCCTCCCGTCGGTATGACTGCGGCGTCCGCAACAGGCCGGTCGCGGTACAGCCCCATGGCCCGCAACTGCGCCATTCGTCTTTGCAGTTCCGTGAGCATGCTGGCCGCCTTTCAGGGTGTGGGCGCGTCGCCGGGTCCGCCGAGGCCAAACGCCCCCTCTCCCCGCGCTGCGGGAGAGGGCTGGGGTGAGGGGTCGCGCCGCCCGCGGGCGACGGGGACATGGGTCCCGAGCGGGAGGAACGAAAAGTCTGCGACGCCCGCCGCTCGCGCCTGCGCAGCGGCGAAGGCAAGCGCCTCACCTATCGGCGAACTAACGAAGGCGCTCACGCTTAAGCAGAAGATCGCTCGCCTAAAGCGCTTGGGAGCGCAGCGGAACACTAAGGGAACAGGTTAATTCTCATTAACCGCTTGGGTGTACTCTGTCCTTGGCGACGGGCGATTCGGCTCGTCGCTCGGATGTGCCCGGAGGTGACGACCTCGCCCTGTATTGCGCCCAAGGCAGAGTTCTCAGCCGAGCCTTGGCGTCGTCCAGATCGCGAGCCCGCACCTCCAGAGCCCACTCTGCTCCCTCATGCCGGTACTCGAAGAGATACCGGCCCTGTGCGTCATCAGAGGAATCAGAACGCATGTACTATTACGTCTACGTCGACGTCTCGCACCAGTGGCGCTGGACGCTCTACGCCGCCAACGCCGAAAAATCGCCAACTGCGGCGAAGGCTACGTCAATAAGCAGGACTGCCTCCACGGATTGCAGCTCACGGCACGTCAGGCACCGTACCTGTGAAGTTCGCCGCCTAACTCTTAAAGGCGCTTAACCTTCCAACTTGGGCGCGGGCTCAGGCTCGCGCCTTCTTCTCCGCGCGCTCCTGGCGCAGCTTCTCCACCAACTCCGCGTGCGTCATGCGGGGGAGCTTGGCGAGTCCTTCAGCGCCTCGTCATCCTGCTTCGACTCACCCGATTCTGGCTAAGGATCGTGGACATGAAGTTTCCCGAACCGACTCTAGTTAAGTACGATTGGAAAGGCGAAGAGCGCTTTTTCACAGCATAGTCCCGCCATCGTACCTGCTCGCGATGGCGGAGTTATAACCAGCTGGGGAATTTCGAACACTGGTTCAACAACCTCTTCACGATGCTCGGTGGAAGCCCGAAGTAGCGGCCATAGCGCCTCAACCCCGCTGGGAGTTCAAGAAGAGGGTTCGCCACTTCAAGGACGCTGTGCCGTCGCCTTGCCAGATTGCCCGTCTTGGCCGCGCGCCTCACAAAGTTGGCAGACAAAGCGCTTGTTGTAAGTCAGAAGAGAAATGATGCGACCCATGGAATCTGGTTCAGCTCTGAGGAGACGACCATCTTCACGTCTACGGACGGAACGCGACCAAATTCTACAGTCACCGCAGAGCAGCTATTCCACCTGTCCATGCTTATCCATGAGCTTTGGCAGGGAGCTGAGCCGTCTTCACTGGAGCTACCTTGAACCAGGAGACGAGTCGATTCCATTGCAAGAAAGACTCGCGTTGCGAGATCTGTTCGAGAGTAATCGTCCGACTCCGCCCACTGAAGGACCACCTCGGCGCCGGCCTCAGCCATTGCTTCGGTAACCGCACCAACCAGAGCGGCTCCCATGTCGGGAGCCAACCCGGTAGGAGCGCCAGCCTGTCCCGACAAACCATCTTTCGCTTCGCTCTGGCCCGTCAAACGTGCAATTCCCCACCGCCGACTTCACCCCGCGAACGCGCCCTGGGGCGCGCCGCCGGGAAGATCGGGGCCCGCGCCTTCGTCTGCGCGTCGAGGAGCCGGGCCTCGGCCTCTATCCGCTTCACGGCGACCTCCTCGGCGCGGATCCGCAGCTCGGCCTCCTTCAGCCCGCGATTGTTGGCCGCCTCCTGGAGCTCGGCCTGGAGCTGCTGGAGCCGGCCCTGCTGCTGCTGGATCACCTTCACGCCCTCGGCCATCTGCTGCTGGACCTGGGCGGGAAGCGCCCCCTCCCCGCCCTCGCGCAAGGCGGGCGGCAGCAGCGAGCGCAGGCGCTCGGCGATCTTGTCGGCGCCGACCAGTCCAGGCTCTCCACCAGGAGGTCGCCGATGACCGGGCGCGGCCTGGGGATAGGCGCGGATCAGCTCGAACATCTGGGTGGCGGCTTCCTCGCGCCGGGTGGTGAAGCTGGGGCCGGCCTCCACGGCCACGTCGTACTTGCCCACGCCCAGCGCATAGATGCGCCCAGCGCCTCGGCCTGGTCGGCCGCGCCCTGCTCGGCCAGCAGGGCCCGGCGGCGCTCCAGCTGCTCGGCGTCCTCGGGCGAGCCGATCGCACCGCCCGCGCGTCCCGCATCCCCTCCATGCCCAGGGTGCGGACGATCCGCTCGCGGCTGTACACCTTGGGGATCAGGTCGATCAGGATGCGCCCGGTGTGGGCGATCGCCCGGCTGAGGTTGTCGATGTAGTGGAAGGTGGACACGTCCCCTTCCCTCTGGCGCGCCTTGATGGCCACGCCCGAGGTCTCGTTGCTGCGGGCGCCCAGCGAGGCGTCGTGCAGCCCCGTGGTGCGCTTCATGTCGTCGTTGGCGTTGAGCGCCTCCTGCAGCGCGCCGGCCGGCACCCCGGCGAACGACTGCCGCTGCGGCGGCGCCCCGCCCGGCACCGGGTCGTACTCGATAAAGGCGTGGCTCTCGGTGTTGGCCGTGGCCCATTTGTCGCGTCGGTGTCGAAGCTGCCGCGGGCCCCGATGAAGGGCGCTTTCGGAGCCAGCGCCACCAGCTCGGTCGCCGCGGTCCGCCAGTAGTTGTAGTTGCGCTGCGGGTCCTTGGCGTCGCGCACCAGCGAGCGCAGGAAGCGCTTGCCCTCCACGTTCACCTCGTCGCCGAACACCGGGATGATCGGGATGAAGCGGCCGGGCCAGGTCTGGGGCTTCTCCAGCACCTCGGCGCCCGACAGCAGGGTGTGCGTCACCTTGTGGCTGCGCGCCTCGCGCGGCCGGCCCACCACCTCCACGGCCAGGGGATCGATCTGCCCGGCCTGGACCGCGCGTTCGAAGTCCTGCTGGATCATGGCCGAGCCGTCGCTCAGCATAAGGAGCTTCCGCCGGACCTCCTCGCGCGCCACCATTTGGCGACCAGGATCCGGTCGCCGTCGCGCCACTGGGGGTGCAGGCCCTCGCCGTAGCCGGCCGCCCAGTCGCCGGGCGCCCCATCGCTCGGCGCCTCGTCCTTGTAGCGCCGGCCGAACGCCTTGCGCTCCACCAGGCTCACCTCGAAGGCGCTGTTCCAGTCGGAGCTGTCGACCTCCTCCCATACGGATCGCCATAGATGCTGAAGGGGTTGGCCACCCGCTCGATGACGATGTCCTGGTCGAAGGTGTCGTCGGAGGTATAGGCGGTGTTGATCCTCCAGTAGCCGAAGCCGCCGGTGACCGCGCACTCCAGCGCGGTGTCGTAGGCGGCCTGGGCGCGGCTGGCGTATTCGATGTTGCGGATGATCCCGGCGAACACCTGGGCGGTCTCCGGGTCGGCCTGGTCGTCGCTGGCGTGGACGCTGATCGACGGCTTGTTCTGCCGCCCGTCGTTGACGACCTGGCGGATGAAGCTGGGCATGGCGTTGATGGTCAGGCAGGGCCGCCCCTCCAGCGCGCGCTGCGCCCTCACCTCCTCGGGCCACTGCTCCGCCAGGCGCGCGAAGCGGTAGTCGTCCAGCGCCTCGGCGCGGTTCTCCTGCTCGGCCTCGCAGGCCAGCGCGAAGGCCTCGCGGGCCTCCTCCAGCAGGTCGTCGTTTTCAGCCGCCATGGCGTCTCACCCCATCCATGAGCGCGGGCGCACGGCCCGCTTCGGCTTCGGCTCCGCCCTGGGCTGCAGCGCCACGGCCAGGTAGCGGAAGGCGTCCGCCGCGTGGCTGGCGTCGTCGTGCAGCGGGCGCGGGCTGAACCGGCCCGTCTGCTCGTCCACGTCGTAGCGGTAGCGCCGCAGCGCGCTCAGCCCGTCCGCGCACCGCTCCTGGTCGAACCAGCAGCGGTTGAAGATGGTCCGCGCCGCATTGATCCCCTCGGCCACCGGCAGGCGCGGCGTGATCCGCACATTGCGGCCCAGCGCCTTCATCTGCTGCTCGATCGTCCGCTCGGAGCCCAGCAGCTGGTGGCGCGCGTCGTGCGGCAGCCAGTCCTCGTCATAGGCGTAGGGCCGCTCGCCCAGCACCTTCAGGTAGTGGCCGATGGCGTGGCCGCGGCTCTGGTAGAAGTCGATCAGGCGGAACTCGAAGCCCACCACCTGGGCGAACCAGATGCTGGTCATGTCGGCGCGGCCGAGGTCCCAGAAGGTGCTCACCGGCTTGCCGCGTCATAGGGCACGCGCGTCAGCCGCGGCGGGCTGTCGGTCGCCGCCGCCTGCAGCTCGCGGGCGTAGATGGCGCCCTCCACCGTCTGCCTGGTCGCGCCTCCGTAGACGTGGGCGTAGCTGTCGGGGTCACGCTCGAGCAGGTCGGCGGCTTCTCGCTTCAGCACGTCGGGGAACCACGGGTTGTCGCGCCAGCTGATCGGGATGACGATGCAATCGGACGGCGGGCTGACGATGAACCGCTGGTAGGTCTCGTCGTCCTCGAGCTCGGGGTTGAAGCTGATCCAGATCTCCGAGCCGGCCTTGCGGATGGTGGGGCTGAGCTTGTCCCAGCTGGCCTTCGAGACCGTCGCGGCCTCCTCCACCCAGCAGACGTCGACGCCCTCGGTCGATTTGATGTTGTCGATGTTGTGCTTCAGCCCGGCGAAGGTGAAGAGCGTGCCCTCGGCGGACGTGCCCGCGCGGCCCGCGATCCTGTCCGCCTGCACCTCGTAATAGCCGCCCAGGCCCAGCGCCTCGATCTGGTCCTTCAGCAGCTTGTGGACGCTGTCGCGGATGGTGCGCTGGATCTCGCGCGCGCACAGCACCCGCAGCGGCGCCTGGGCGCCCTTGATCAGCAGCGCCCGCGCGATCCCCCACGACTTGGCCCCGCCGCGTCCGCCGTAGAGCACCTTGTAGCGGGCGGGCTCGAACAGCGCCGCCAGCTTCTCGGGGAACTCAGCCCGCGCCGGGCGGACAAAGGTCACCTGCAGCTCCGGCAGCGGCGCGCCGTCCACGCCCGTATGTTCCTGGACGACCTTGTCGCCATACTTCTTCGGCGCGAGCCTGGAGGCCGCCCATTTGCGCGCGTCGACCTGCAGCCGCGCGATCGCCGCATTGGTCGCCTCGTCGGCGATCTGCACCACCGCGTCGGCATAGGCGTCCGCCTGGGCCTCGCGCGCCCGGGCGTACTGGCCGCGGAACGGCCTCATGCGCCCCAGCCAGCGGAACACGGTGCTCTGCGCGGGCATGGCCGTCTCCGCGCAGATGGCGCGCAGGCTCTCGCCCTCCGCCAGCCGCCCGCAGATCGCGTCGGCGATCGCCGGGGTGAAGTCGCTTGGGCGGCCTGTCATGAGGGGGCCTCCGGTGCTCTCTCGCGGACGCTCGGAACGGCTTCGCCGCCCGCGCGGGAGCGGCGCGCCCGCCCGACAGCAGTGGACCTCATCCGACCTGGGCCCATGGATCAGGGTCTCCCTTGGCGGGCGCGCGGCGCCTTGGCTTGGCCGTCGCGGCTGGCCTAAAGCTGGCTAAAGGATCCCGAGGGGTGGCGAAGCATGAAGATCATGATCGGGACGCCGGCCTACGGGTACCAGGTCACCGCCGAGTACCACTCGTCAGTGCTGAAGCTGGTTCAGGAATTCGCCAGACGTCGACCCTGAAATCACATTCGAGAGCAAGATCGTTGGCGGCGCCCTGCTGGCGATGAACCGGAATGTCCTGTCCGCTGTGACCCTGCACGACCCGAGCTTCACGCAATTTGCTCTTCCTGGACGCGGACATGGGTTTCGCGGCCGATCTGATCGAGCGCATCATCGACTTCGACAAACCGATGGTCGGGTGCCTCTATCCTAACCGTCAGCGCAAGCTGGCCAGGCTCATGGACGCGGCTCGAGGCGGGGCGGAGCCGGCGAGTGCGCTGGATGCCGCAAACACCTACGTTGGCGTCCCTCTGATCGAAGATGGGCGGGCCGAGACGTTAGGGCCCTTTATTCGCGCGCGAGAGATCGGAACCGGCATCATGCTCGTGAAGCGCGAGGTGCTGGAGAAGCTTGTCGCGGCCTATCCCGAGCTCCGGACCGATGATCCCGTGTACCGCGGCTTGGGCATGGGGCCGATCAGTCAACTTTTCGACTCGTTCCAGGGGCCCAGCGGCATGTTCCTGGGGGAAGACGTGGCCTTTTGCAGGCGATGGACCGAGAGGTGCGGCGGCGAGATATGGGCCTGCTACGACGCTGAGATCGCCCACGTCGGCCGAGACGTCGTCAGGGGAAACTATGCGAACCGCCTGCCGGCCGCGCAAGCCAAGGCGGAGAGCGAGCGGGCGCTTCCCTCCGTTGATCGCCTAGGCAGCGTCCGCGCGCGCCATCTCGGCTCCTTGAACATCGCCGGCGTTGTAGGGGAACGTCCGATCGGCGCCCCAGATGATCCGAACCCGGGGTCGACCCTTGGTGCTGTTCCCCCCGGCGTTGGGCTCCGCGCCCGGCGACCAGGGAGCTCGGTCCGGCCCTTGCACGGCCTGTCATACGCGGGCCTCCGGTCGCCATGAAACGACACGGAAAACGCCGAGGAGGTTGTCAGGCTGGCCGCGGCGCTCCCCTACCTCGGCCAGCCCTCGCCAGCGCGCCTAGAGGCCGCCTCCGTGGGTGAGAACTGATAGATCTGGCCGCGGAGAAACAGGTTGCCGGACTTGTCGAGACGTGCGTCCTGCGACCGCCCTCTTCGAACGAGAACCCGTTGCCGGAGTCCAGTGGACGCAGGTGTTCTGGGCCCAGCAGACGCGCTGCCCTCCCTCATTCGGACGGAGACCGGTCCCAGGTCCTGAGTCGTATCGAGGGCCGACGTCGTGATGCCGGCGACCCGCACCGCGGCAGGCGCCCTGTCGCGAAGGTCGAGCGTGGCGACGTGTGGTGAGGCATCTCGTGCGCGACATTGGTGCGGTGCATGACCAGAAGCGTGGACGGACCGTTGGTCGTGTCCTTGATCGTGGCCTCGGAGTGGCTCCGTCAGGACGTTGGTCACCTGATGCTCGAACAGCAGCCCGACGGGTGCATTGTCCTGAAAAACCCGAATGTCGGCCAGCCGCGCGAGCGGCTTGGGGCCGTCCTGCCTTCGGAGATGTCGATCGCCACGTTGGCGCTGCCCGCGCCGCTGAGGACGATCATGTCGCTGATGTCGTTTCCATCAGCCTTCAGCCAGAGCAGGTGGCAGGCTCGATGGCGCAGTTCGCGCCGCATCCTGTTGTCGAAGTCGAGTTCGAAACGCACTCGCGAGTCGAGGCCTGGCGCCGGGCTGCAGATGAGGTTGCCGTTCATGGCCCACACCTCGGGGGTGTTGGTTGCAGCTGTGGACGTTGGCGTCGGGTAGACGTGCGTGAACGTGTCGAACCCTCCTTTCCCGAAGGCCTGCCGCCGGGCCAGGTTGCGGGATCGCCCCCTCGGTCGACGATGAATTCCTGACGGAACGCATGTTCGTTCTTGTTGGGATCAGGGTTTTGCCGGTCAGTACAGCTGCGCTCTGACCGTGGTGGAGGCGGCGCCTTGTACGCAGGTCGCGGCCGGATCGCTGTTGAGACAGTGAGCAAGACGGGGTTTCCGGCCACGTACACGCCATAAGGGGTCGGCGCGCCCTCAGCATGCGTGGCGACGGGCTGGGTTGGAGCTGTTCACCACCCTCGCAGTACCGTCCCGCGGGGAGGCGCCGCCACCGGTGACCGTCAGTTCGGTTGTGCTGATCGGCTGCTGCTGGGCGACCGATGCGCCCGGGGAGAACTGCACGCTGCGAAAAGGCCTGCGGCCGTGATCAGGCGAGTCGATTTCATGGTGTGTTCCTTGCTCGATGATCCCGCCGCTCGCGCGGTGGTCGGGACAAGGCCAGCTGGGGCCGTGCGGGGTGCGGGGCGTCCGCCCGCGGTGGAGCGTTGAGGCGCCTGGGCCCGGTCCGCTCGGGACGCGGTGCGAGGGTCCGCGCTTACCGAGCGTGAGCCGCTATGCTGATGGCGGTCGGCCTTGCTCGGGCGCGAATGGCGAATGTCGTGTCGCTGCGAAGAGCGGTCGGCCGTGAGGCGGCGCCGGCCCGCACCCGTGCGCCTGGCGGGCCAGGACGGGTCAGCGGCTGGGCGGGATCATCCCGCCGCACGGTCGAGGAATGGGAGGGCGGGCGCTGGAGCCGCGCCCGCACGGCGCTCGGCCGGAACGAAAAAGCCCGCCGGGTGGGGCGGGCCTGCGAGGGCGCAAAGCACCCACTTGAGGAAAGGTGCACTGATTCGAAGACTCGGTCAAGCGCGCTTCAGCGCGTCGGTTTTCGATCCGGCGCTCATCCCCCCGCCGCCCCAGCGGTGCAGGGGCGTCCCGGATCCGCGCCGGCGGACGCCCTCGCGGGTCAGCCTTTCACGCACACCACCTGCTTGAGGGTGTGGACCACGTCGATCAGGTCCGCCTGCGCGGCGATCACGGCGTCGATGTCCTTGTAGGCCATGGGCGTCTCATCCACGACGTCCTCATCCTTCCGGCACTCGACGCCCTCGGTCGCGGCGATGTGGTCGGCGACGGAGAAGCGGCGCTTGGCCTCCGTGCGCGACATGGCGCGCCCGGCCCCGTGCGAGCACGAGCAGAAGCTTTCGCGGTTGCCCTTCCCGCGCACGATGAAGGACTTGGCCCCCATGGAGCCGGGGATGATCCCCAGATCGCCCTCGCCCGCCTTCACGGCGCCCTTGCGGGTCAGGAAAACGTTCTCGCCGTAGTGGCGCTCCTGCGCGACGTAGTTGTGGTGGCAGTTGACCGCCGCCTCATCCAGCGTGAACGGCTTGGGCACAGCGACCGCCAGCGCCTCCAGCGCGGCGTCCATCATCAGGTTGCGGTTCGTCCGCGCCCAGCCCTGCGCCCAGCTGACGCCCTTGAAGTAGTCGTCGAACAGGTCGGAGCCCTGCGGAAGGTAGGCGAGGTCCTGGTCCGGCAGGTTGATGTGCCAGCGCTTCATCTCCTGCTTGGCGCGCTCGATGAAGTAGGTTCCGATGCGGTTGCCGACGCCGCGCGAGCCGGAGTGGAGCATCACCCACACGCGGTCGTTCTGGTCGAGGCAGACCTCCACGAAGTGGTTGCCGGTTCCCAGCGTCCCCGCGTGGGAGGGCGCGCGCTCGGCCGCCTGGTGGATCTTGGGGTGCTTGTCGACGAGCGGCTTCAGCGCCTCCAGATGCCCCGTGATGGCGCTGGCGTGCGTCTCCGGCACGTCGCCCCAGGCGCCGCGGTCACCGGCCCCGCCGTTGTTCGTGCGCCCGTGCGGGATGCGCTGTTCGATCTGGGTGCGCAGGTCGTGCAGATTGTCGGGCAGGTCGGCCGCCGTCAGGGTCGTGCGCTGGGCGGCCATGCCACACCCGATGTCCACCCCGACCGCCGCCGGAATGATGGCGCCCTTGGTCGGAATGACCGACCCCACCGTCGCGCCCATGCCCCAGTG